AGGTTTATCAGAATCTTTTTCTTGAAACTGCATTAACTGCATATGTTCAATTCTATAATCTGGAAATAACAATCGAATTGCAGAATTATCAGTATCTGTCATACTTTTCAACATACTAAATACTTCAATATCTTTTACATTGCACCAATCTATTCGTTGCGGTAAATCCCATAACATTACACGAATAGAAGTAGAATTATACAGAAAAGGTGAAAGATCATAATAAAATTTTGACTCACCCATATTGAGAATATTACCTATAGTCGGCTGTACAATACGAATACCTTTAACAAAGTAATCTTCTCTAAAATACATTTTAAGTGGATCAAATTTATATTCTTGTTTGTTGTCTTTTTTTTGTTGAGCTTCAGTTAAAACAGCAGCTTGAAGTCCATCTAATATATCAATATTTTGTTGTGACATAATATCACCGCCTTAACTGATAGTTCATCATTTGTGGTTGTCCACCATAAGGTGTTTGAACTTTACTGTTTAAATCCGTAAGCTCAAATACGAGAGTACGAGCCACATAATTATTATCTACTGTAGATTCATAATTCTGTACAAGATGTGTCTGCATACCAAATATATTAGACCATGCAAATCGTTCTCTTAAAATAGAAGCAACAAGATCGTGTCTTGGAATGCCAGTAAGTTTATCCATACGGTCATCTCCGTGTGAAAAGATTGTAAAAGTGACCTGTGTTTCTTTTAATCCTGGCTGATATCTAACTGTATCTCTAAACCCTACCTGATAACATACATAACACTTAACTGTTGTTTGTGTATCTGGAATAAATAAAAATGGACGTATAAGAGAGTTGCTACCAAAATACCTGTCCCATTCTCCAAGAGGTTCGTATTGTTTTGTATCTTCATTCCATTCCCAATTGATGTTTCCATTTTTGTCGAACAATTCAGATTCTAACTTTTTATCATTGAGAGCGTATAACAAACATGGATTTGATAACAAAGCATTCTTGATTTTTTGCTTATATAGAATTACATCGTCATCAGGAGTTATCTTATATGCACAAAGTTTATTTAACAAATCATCCTTTGTAACTAATTTTTCTACCATAAAATACCTCCTATTCAGTTAATTCCAACGGCAAAATTTCAGATTCAATCGGCAAGTTATCCTTAACAATTTCACACTTAATAGACAATATTTTTCCTAAAACAGAGTCGTTATTAGGAAACTTTACTTTCTTTTGGTTGTACTCTGTACCAGCTCGCCATGTTACTTTATCAGTCCAATCTTCATCGTCAATAGAGCAAGTCCATGTAAAGGTTGCATCAGCATATTCAGTTGTAATATCTTCATTGGAATCATTGAATAGATTTACTGTAAGATTTTTATAAGAGCCACCAACTTTAATAGTTGAAGTGGATGCTGAAATTCTTGCTGTGATAGAAGATGGGGGAGTAGTTGGAGTAGATGGATCTGTTGGGGCAATTTCTGAATCGAAATATGAAGCCCACAT